GAGCCAATGAGGACAACGAGGACACGATTACAGAGCAGAGGATGTATGCCAGTATCAAAGGGTGGAAGATAAGCGGTCAGACAGACAGCATTTCAGTCTCAGAGGGCATTCTAAAAGACTATAAGGTCACTTCCGCATGGAGCATTGTTTCGGCACTTACAGATGGCAAGCCCGAATGGGAGCAACAACTCAACTGTTATGCTTGGCTCAATAGAATGGAGCGTGGTGTGCATGTTAAGGGATTAAATGTGATTGCTATTGCTAGAGACTGGAGCAAGTTTCAATATCAAAGAAGCGGTGGCAACTATCCAATATCACCAGTCTCAGTTATACCTATACCCCTTTGGGATAAAGACAAACAAGAAGCTTTTATTGAGGAGAGGGTGGACTTACATCAAAAGTCTGAAACAGAATTCTTAATCAATAAAATCTTACCTCCATGCAGTGATGCTGAGAGATGGAAGAAGGGTGACACATACAGGGTTATGAAGAAAGGAAGGAAGTCAGCAGTAAGGGTGTTGCACTCACAGGAAGAAGCAGACGAGTATCTAGAAAAACAAAAGGATACCAAAGGCTTAAGTGTTGAAATTGCTAAAGGTGTTTCAACTAGGTGTGAAAGCTATTGCGGTGTTTCACAGTTTTGTAATCAATTTAAGGAGGAAGAAGGGTGAAGTTTATCGTTAGAACATATGCAACATGCGAATATGCCTATGAAGTAGAGGCTGATAGTTTGGGTGAGGCAGAGGATAGATATTACGAAGGTCATGCAAAGGAACTCAATGAGGGCAACCCCTTAGACATAAAGAATGAGCAAGTAGATTTTATAAACAAAGTAAAAAATATGGAGAGAACAAATGGATGAAATAAAATTCAAAGATATATGGGAGACACTCTACAATGTGGATGTTTCTAAACACACAGAAGAAAAGATGAACCTAACTTATCTTTCTTGGGCGAGAGCGTGGATGCTTTTAATGGAGCATTATCCACAGGCAGAATATGCTTTTGTTGATTACGATGGACTACCCTATAGAACTTTACCCGATGGAACTGCTGAGGTAATAACCCAAGTGCAGATTGAAGGACATACTAGAAGCATGGCACTTCCTATCATGGACTATAAGAATAATGCTGTAGTCAACCCGAATGCTAGACAAGTAAATGATAACCGAATGAGATGCCTTGTTAAAAACTTAGCCATGTTTGGTTTAGGCATGAGTGTTTTTGCAGTGTGGGAAGATCACCTCCCCGATGAAGATAAAGACAAACAGCCTGTAGCAAAGAAGCAACCAAAGAAAGAAGAACCCAAAGAAGTATCAAAGCCTGAACCAAAGGCAGATGATACGAAGACCGAAGCTTGGGCTGATGCTTTCATAGAGGCAACCGAGAAAACAATGGTTATGAATGAGTCAAAAGAGGCACTTCGATCTTTTATGAAAGCAAATGCAAAAGACTTCTCTGACCTAAAGATATTTTTCCCTGAGCATAGGGATAAATTAAACGATGCTATCAGCAAATATGCAGATACATTACCTGAAAAAACCATTAGCCAAACGGAGGAATAACAATGGCATATGAAGAAAGACTACAATCTGATGGACAGATTTACACAAACAACTATAAAGCAAACGACAAACAGCCTGATTGGACTGGAAAGGTCACTCTCACAAAGGACTTATTAAAAGCCTTAGTGGGGCGACTGAGAGAAGACAAGGCTGACAGTGTTGAAATGAGGGTGGCTCTATGGAATAGAGTCTCTAAGAATGGAAATGAGTATAAGTATGCAAGACTTGACTTACCTCAAGAGCAGAAAAAACCTGAGCCTCAACCTGAGCCTGAGCCTGATTTCAATGATGATGATATACCTTTCTAGATAACCACCAAAGACTCTTTTGTGGTTTAAGTCTTAAAAGCGAAACCACATACATAAACAACGAGGGGTAAAAATGACACCATTAGAAATTTTTGAATACGATAAAGAACAGTCTTACGACTATAACTATACACAGTGGAAACTTATGTCAGATGATGAAAGAATCCACTCAGGTCAGAAGCCATACACAGAAGATATGGCGAAACAAATTTTCCACAAGATACATTATTTAGGATACAGGAAATAGAGGAATTAGAATCTAAGAAAACTATTAACCAGTCTAAAAAAATAATATTTTATAAACCAAGCAAGAACGGGAGAACCCATGATTAATTACGAAGGATACAAGCAAATACTAGGAAACGTAAAACAGATGATACAAGCAGAACCATTAACAGAAATGGAGAAAGACAGCTTGTTATCAAAGATCAATAACTTTGAAGATGAGCTAGACGAGATGCTTTCAGGAAGGGTTGCAGAACTTGAAATGTATGTAGAGCATTTAGAGAACAGAGTCGCCAATAGTGAAAATACGAGCATAAGACTACGATGACTAAGATATGGAGAAAAAAAGAGTGGGAAGAAGCTGAGAAGATTAGCCCCTCTTATTATAAGAAGGGGATAGAGGTCACTGATTTTATACTTTCTAATGATCTCGGTTGGTGCGAAGGGAACATCATTAAATATGTTCTTAGGCACAAAACAAAACACAAAGAGAATCCCAAACAAGATTTAATGAAAGCCAAGTGGTACTTGGAAAAACTGTTGCGAAATTCAAAGACATAATGAGTCGAGAAGAAAAAATGTTTGCGCGTTGTTGGAACGACTCATGTGTAGGTTGGGGGGAATAACCCCCCCAACTTAAAAACTAGGAGACAAAAATGAAAGCGTTAGGTTTGTTTATATTTTTACTAGGAATGTTTGTATTCACAAGTGGTTGGGTGCTTTTAGATTTGGCATCTATGCCATTGAAGAATGATCTTTATTCATTAGATGTGTTGGGTTTCTTTAACAATATGTTTTCGTTAGACCCAACTGTCGCAAGTTTTCAGTCATTCATGTCTTTGATGTTTATTATTATGGGATGTTTCATTTGCTATAGCGGAAGCATCTTAATCAAATTTTAAGGTAAGGAGGTATAACAATGGTTGAGATTGAAGAATCATGGATGCAAAGGATTAGAGACATTGCACCTGTCATAGAGAAAACCGAGTACGAAGTGTTTAGATGTGATGCAGAGGTTAAGAAGCTTCATGCGACACTAAAGATGCAAGCCCTAGCAGATGGCATGAAAACATCTTCTGCTCAAGAAACTTGGGCTGAATCTCAGCAAGAGCTATATCTAGCAAGACTAAGGGTTGGTGTTGCCAAAGGCACACTGTCTGCTTTAAAGATTACCTTGAAGTCATTAGAGATTGGATTTGAGGAATGGAGAACCAAGATGGTTAATGCTAGAGAGGAAAGAAAAAGATATGGGGCTTAAAGGCAGAGTGCCAAACCGAGAGGAACTAGACCATATGGGTAGGGTTGCAGAGATTGGTTGCATCGTCTGTAAAAACAAAGGTCTTTATTCACCATCGGAAATACATCACACCGAAGGCAAGACAAAAGAAGGGGCGCACCTAAAAGTGTTGCCCCTTTGTTTTGAGCATCACCGAATGGGTAGTGGGAAAGAACCCATTAGCCGACATCCTTATAAAAAAAGATTTGAAGAAGCCTACGGAACTGAGAAAGAATTATTAAAGCAAGTAGATGATATGCTGGATAAAAGACAAGATGAGTTTTTTGACAACATACCCTTTTAACCAACTGCGGTATTACCAACACCTGTGTTATGTCCTGCTGCAAAAATTAATATTTACCAGTCTACTATATTTATTGGGCTACAAAGCCGACAGCAGTATTATTGGCGTAAACAAACAAATAACACTAACCTTGAGGTAATAGATGAAAACACAAAGCGCAAAAGCAAAAGGTAGAAAACTACAACAATGGTTTACTAGGTTGTTAGTGGATGTTTTAAGTTTGGATGAGGATGATTTAGAAAGTAGACCGATGGGTTCTCAAGGTGAAGACATTATTATGGGTAAGCAATCAAGAGATCGTTTCCCTTATTCAATAGAATGCAAGAATCAAGAGAGAGTCAATGTTTGGCAATCATATGAGCAAGCAAAGGAAAACTGCAAGGGATATGAGCCATTGTTGGTCATTAAGAGAAACAGAAGCAAGCCATTAGTGGTAATGGATGCTGAACATTTTGTAAGTTTATTTAAAGGTGAAGATGATGATGCTTGAAGAACAATTAAAGGAACAGCTAGAGGAAAGAAAAAAG